CAGACAAGGAATCGAAAGAGTATATAATGTGGCTTGGTGAGGGAGACCAATCCCTAACGGGGGGTGGCTTCGACGGGAACAGCATAGGTGAGGTATGCCGAAGCGGTTTGCGTTTCATCAAGAAAGCGGTGGATCCACTCAAAGACTACGTAGACGGTGCGAAGTCGGCTATCGTAGTTGAGGCCGCTTTGAAGTTAAAGGACTATCTTATTTCACAGGGGTTACGACTCGGTTCGTTGTCGCCAGACGGTGCAACCAAAGTACGCTTTGATCAGGATAAAGATGGGATGATCGGATTTCCTATCATGGCCAAGGCAAACGCTCCTCTATCAAAGGAGGTTGCCACCAGACTGTTAATAGAGAATGGGATAGATACGCGTCATTTAGTCGGATCAATGGTGACCGACAAACATTCTAAAAATAAATATAAATTTAGGAATATCGATGCGCTAGCCTACATCTTAGACAGATCTGTCTTCGGTACTGAGGATTTGCAGTCAATCGTAGTGCTCTTAGCACGTATTCAAAAACATGGATGGAAGATGGAAGGAGATAAATTGGTTCCGAAGCCTGGGAAAACTCGTTCTGTCTACCCAAACTCAGCTCGTGAGGGTATGATCGAAGCAATGATCGTGGCACCTTTTCTGAGGGAACTACAGAGATTAAAGATCGACATCATGCCTAGCCTGCAGACGAAAGATGTACGGGTGTCAATGATTAGGCAAGCATTGGAACATCTGGAGTCGAAAGAATATGATTTTCTCGCAGCGGACTCTTCCGCTTATGACTCAACGGTAAAGGGGAGTATATTCGCAACCACTTTATATTACGCTGTTAGACCTTTTTATAAGGCTCAGTACCAAGAGTGGTTTGACAGAGCGATTTACATTCTCACTTTTAAGCATATAATTGTTGATGAGTCGTTGTGTCGTATAAATCCGGAAGATTATGCAGCAGCGAACGAAGTTTGCCAACCTATGAGACTTAAGAAGCCTTTCTTAGTCTATAGTTTAACTGATGGCCTAATATCAGGGGCAAAGTTCACTCATGTTGGTGGCTCATTGTACGGCGAGGTTGTTATCCACTATGGGATCCCCAAACTCTTGGGCTATGAACCAGTATTTGGTCCACAGGCCGGGGACGATACGTTATTAGCTTACCCGAAATCTAGGATATTGGATAGTATGGCTAAAACTTACGGTCCAATCGAAGAGGCGGCTGCCGAATTTGGCTTGGAGATAAATAAA